TAGAAAGAACTTGGGTTGATAAGGGTTTGTGGGTTTGGAAATATCCGGATTATACCAAAAAATATATTATATCTGCAGATGTTGCTCGCGGTGATGGAGAAGATTATTCAGCTTTTCATGTCATAGATATTGAAAATTATGAGCAAGTGGCTGAATATAAGGGTAAGGTAGCTACAGATGTTTATGCTCACCTAATACACAACACAGCTGTTCAATATAACAACGCTTTTATAGTAGTTGAAAATGCATCAATGGGTCATCATACAGTAATGAAGATTGTAGAGATGGAATATAAGAACGTGTATTGGACAATAAAAGATTTAGCTAAATTACACGAAAGTAATGCAAGAGATCAATTATTTTATGACCCATACAATCCTCCTAAAAATGCAGTTCCCGGATTTACAATGTCTTCAAGAACAAGGCCAGCAGCGATAGCTCGACTGGAAGAGGATTTAAGGCAACATGAGTTTATTTTACACTCACAAAGAACTATGAAAGAATTAGAAACTTTTATCTTTCATAATGGTAAGCCCCAAGCTTTGGACGGATACAATGATGATTTAGTAATGTCTTTAGCTATTGGTATGTATGTAAGAAACACAACTATAAAGTTTACTAATGCTGATAATGATATAACTCAACATTTAATGTCTAACCTTTCTTTTAACCCTGTTCCTTATGAGTTCGGAATAAGTAGTAATTCTAATTCTGTTGGTAATGAATCTTATTCTATGAAAGTAAATAAAGAACAGGTTGAAGATTTAAGATGGTTGTTATAAAATAAATGTTTATATTTATTTTATAGCCTTCTTGATTTTTATTATATTATAAAGATTGGGATTACTATAAGGAATTATAAAATGGCTAAATATTCTGAAGCTCAAAAAGGTGATTGGCACGAATATCAAAAATTAGTTTTAAGTGAGTTAGAGAGACATAACTCTTTATTGTTACAGATGGATAATAAGTTAGAAAAGGTTAATGTTGATATATCTTCTTTAAAAGTCAAATCTGGTATTTGGGGGTTAGCGGGAGCAGCTGTTCCTATTGGGATATTTATGGGGTTAAAGATTTTAAATATAAATTAGAGGTAAAAAATGGCAAGTAAATTTGATACACTTAAAAAGTTATTGAATGGTGGTTCTGCACAATATAAGGTTCCAACAGAGCGTCCATCAATGAGAACACAAAGAAATGTTTTCGATACTTTTCAAAAAGCAGCGTCTTCTATATATCAGCAAGGTTTGGCGGGTGGTATAGAAAGATCAGAAAGGTATAGAGAGTATAATGAGATGGACCATTACCCAGAGATATCAAGAGCGTTGGATATTTATGCTGATGATTCTATGGTTTATGGTATTGATGGAAATATACTAAATATATTTTCAGAAGATCAGAAAATCAAGGAAGAGTTAGAAGAACTTTATTATGAGAGATTAGATATTGATTTTCACTTATGGACATGGATTAGAAACATGGTTAAATATGGAGATCATTTTAATCTTTTAGATTTAGTTGAAGGTGAAGGTGTTTTAGGTTCTATAGCTTTACCAGTTGAGGAAATAGCAAGAGAAGAGGGTTATGACAATGATCCTAACTCTCTTAGGTTTAATTGGGTTGGTCAAGGAAACACCTCTTTTCAAAATTATCAAGTATCTCACTTAAGAATACTTGGTGATGATAAGTTTTTACCATATGGAAGAAGTATTTTGGATTCTGGTCGTAAGGTATACAAACAATTATTAATGGCAGAAGATGCTATGTTAATATATCGTATCACCAGAGCGCCAGAAAGAAGGGTTTTTTATATTGATGTAGGTAATATACCACCAGCACAAGTTGACACATATTTGATGCAAGCCAGAGATAAACTAAAAAGAACACCAATGGTTAATCAACAGACTGGTAATCAAGATATGAGATTCAACCCAGAATCAATATTAGAAGATTTCTTTATTCCTATTAGGGGTGAGAGAGGAAGTAGAATAGAGACATTACCCGGTGGTGAAAACGCCGCTGCTATTGAAGACATTCAGTATTTGCAGAATAAACTTTTTATATCACTTGGTGTTCCTAAATCATACTTAACAGCAGAAGAAGATTTAGCTGGTAAGGGAACATTGGCACAAGAAGATATAAAGTTTGCAAGAACAATTCAAAGAATACAAAAGATAGTAGTCAGTGAGTTGGCAAAAGTTGGGTTGGTTCATTTGTTTTTAAGAGGGTATGATGAAAGTGATATATATAATTTTGATTTGAAGTTAGCTAATCCATCAACCGTCACAGAGATGATGAATCTTGACTTAATGGATAAGAGATTTAATGTAGCAAGTCAAATGTCAGAATCCCCACTTCTTTCTAAAGAGTATATACAAAAAGAAGTATTACAGTTATCTATGGATGATATCGTTGAAATAAAGAACGATAGAGTAAAAGAAGCTTCTAATGAATATACTATAGAACAAGTTAAGATGGGTGCACAAGAAGAACCAGCTGCTATGCAGCAACCAGTAGAAGAAAATCCAAACGATCAAGAAGGTGATAATGAGAGTGATGTTGAGGAAGATAGTAAATTTAAATCATTTAAAAATGTTACTCCATATGACCCACTGGGAACTGATGAGTTGGAGGGATATCCTAAGTTTGATTCTTTTGAGAGAAATTTTGAGAGTAGTATAGATCAAATAACAAGTGATATAGAGAAAAAAGACATTATCAAGAAGAAAAAAGGAAGAAAATCTAGAACAGATTCTTTTAATAAAACCATTACAGAAATAATGCGTTTTGACCAAGAATCGAATAAAATTATGGATAATATTAGAAAAGATATGAAAAATAATAAACTTTCTAATACAGGAAAGGTATATTTTGTATCAAAAGATTGATTTTCTCTTATTTTAGCTATATTTATACTAGACTAATAATATAATTTTGGGGTTAAATTTATGAAACATAATAAGTATAGAAATATTGGTGTTTTGTTTGAATCAATGATTCACTATACTATGGGATTAGTTTCTGAGGGTAAAACTACTCAAGCTTCACAAATGATGAAGATAATCAGAAATAATTTCATGAAAAAGACAACAATATCTGAAGCATATAACGTATTTTCACAACTTTTGTATACAGAGGCAATAAACTACTTTCATGCAAGTAGGTTTTATAGTAATTTAAGAAAAGAGTATAATCGTATTGATGATAAGGTATTAAATGCCGAAATATCTAATATGAAAAGACAAATTAAAGAAAATTTTAATTTGAAAGAAGTTCTTAATACAAAAATTCCTAATTACAAACTATTTTCAAGTTTTCAGATATGTTCATTGAAGGAAAATACTTATTTATCTTCTAAAAATCAAACTAATTTAGAACAGTTTATTATGGAACACCTTATTAACAATAAGGAGTTGAAGAAACTTAGTGAAAATAATATTGTTGTTGAAGAATACCCCAAAGAACAACAAAAGATTGATAAAATAGCAATGGCTATTGCTTTTAATAATTTTAAGAAGAGTTTCCGCGGCAAATTAACAGAAAATCAAATACAATACCTAATAAATTTTTATTCTATGAATTCAAAATCATTTAATAAGTGGGTTATGAAAGAAATTGATGGTATGGTAAATGATATATCCTCAGAAAAAATTGTCGTTGAAAACGAAGGGTTACGAACAAAGTTAGAATTAGCTGTAGAAAGATTAAAAAATATTAAAGAAATTAACAGTGATAATATCGTTGAAGTTTTGTTATTTGTAGAACTTTGTGATAACCTGTAGAATTATTGGAGAATAATAATGGCATTAATTGATTTGTGGAGAGAAAAAGTATCTGGGCATAATTTTAATGTTGGAAATTTAACAGCAGTAGATGAAAAAAATTATAAGCCACACAATAACCCCAAAAGACCTAACCCAGTTGCCGGGGTTGTCGCGACAACTTTAGTTAATATTGATGAAATAGAAAGACAGTATTTTCAAGATCAAAACATACCAACTGCGGATACTGATGTGGAAATGAAAAGCCAAAGTCTGATAAATACAAATTTCGGCAAAACGACC